TTAAAAAAGAAGATTGAAGCAGACATCGTACAAATAACAGCAGAAGCATACAAAATTGCTGGGCGTGAGTTTCACATGAATTCTATTCCAGAAAAACAAAAATTGTTGTTTACGCCAAAGTCTGAAGGCGGTAGAGGGATTCGTCCAAACAAGACCATTAAGATTGCACTAACTCCCAAGGGTTTTGAAGCCATGAAGAGTGGGCAAGAAGTGTTGATAAGCCATTACTCTGTAAGTTCTGAAGCGTTAGACTATTACAGAGAAAAAGACCCATTAGTAGCAGCCATTATGCGCTATCAGGATTTAAACAAACTAATGACTACTTACGTTACTCCGTATTCAGGCGGTGAAGTTACAAGAACCACTGCTGGTAAATCAAAGACTACAGAACGTCAAAGTCTTTTAGTAAACGGTAAGGTTCATACTAACTTTAAATCGCATGGAGCAGAGACAGGACGCTTTTCTAGTAGCGAACCTAACTTACAAAACATCCCTAACTCAGGAGAGTACGGCAAACTCATACGTGATTTATTTATTGCACCACCAGGTCACAAACTTATTGTTGCTGATTACTCTCAGATTGAGCCAAGAATCATTGCTTCTTTTTCAAAAGACCCTGCATTCGTTAAGAACTACTTAGATGGTGGAGACATTTACACCACTATTGGAGAACGAATGGGAGTCGATAGAAAAGCAGGAAAGGTTTTAGTACTAGCAATTGCTTATGGAATTGGTCCAGAAAAGATTGCAGACCAAATTGGTTGTACTGTAAAAGAAGCACATCAGTTGATGGATTTGTTTAATGACAGGTTTAAAGACATTAACCGTTATAGAAATCAAATTATTAGGTTTGCTAAGCAACAAAGACCGTTACCGTTTGTGCAGACAATTTTGGGCAGACGACGTTACATACCTGAAATTTTAAGTAAAGACCTTGGTCCAAAATCTAGAGCAGAACGCCAAGCGTTTAACACCGTTATTCAAGGTTCTGCTGCAGATTTAATCAAATTAGCCATGGTTAGAGCACATTCTTGTTTTGTAGGCGAACCTACAGTGAATGTCCTATTGACTGTGCACGATGAATTAGTCACAATTGCTCCTGACCACTTAGCCGAAGCAACAGCCTCAGCCATTAGAGAGTCTATGGAGGGAGTAAAACTCCCAGACATGCTTGTACCTTTAATTGCTGACACACACATAGTACAGAAATGGGGGCAAGCAAAGTGAGATTCTTTAAAAAACGAAGACCTCCAGCAGTAGACCAAGACATGCTTACAGCAGAAATTATGTATCGCATGAGGGGAATGTTCTTAGACTCACAACTTCAAGATGCTTTTGCGTTAAGCGTTATTGCTGGTGCTTCCTACGTAAGTGATGAGGTTGCTGAAAAAGAGCAACAAGATAGCGATAAACGATTTAGCAAGATTGAATACTTAATGCCTTTAATTGTTGCCCAGTGTTATCAAGTGGCAAAAGCAACTACTGAATTGCAACGAACCAAAATGGGAGAAGAAGCCCATGAAGCCCCCGAAGAGTACTGGGACTACTATTTTTCTAGGTCACATCAAATTGCAATTGCTTCTGTAACGGGGGCTATTTGTCAGTTGGTTGATATAGGCTTACTTAGTCTCGGTCCTATAGTTCCAAGGAGTGTACAAAAATGAGTGCTGACTGGTGGTCAAAGAAGTTACAAGGACAAGTTCCACAACCAAGACAAGACTCATCTCCACCAATGCCTCCGTCTCAACAGCCAATGACTCCTTACGTTCCCCCACAACCACAACCAAACCTGCGTATTGGCAGTGCTGGACAAACGCAACGTTGTCCTGAATGCAGTAGTAATAACTACATGGCAGTATCAAATGCTGCTCCACGTTGTTACGATTGTGGTTATCCAATTAGTCAATCAGGAAGTAGATATGGCGCACTAACAGGTGCAAATGTAGAAGGCACAACAAAGTCTGCTGCAGGAAACGACACAGCAAATAACTTTAACCCACAGCAAATAATTGGAAGGATTGACGGATGAATGCAGAAGCCTTAAAGGTCTTGGCTCAATTAAATAAAAAGTTTGGGGATAACGTTGTAGTAAAGGCTTCTGATATTAGAAGCGACTTAATCCCTAGAATTACTTCAGGCTCAACCACGTTAGATTATGTTCTTGGCGGAGGTTTCCCAGGAAATCAATGGAATGAGTTAGTTGGGGAGTCTTCTCACGGTAAAACGGCTGTTGCTTTAAAGTGTATTGCTGCTAATCAAAAGTTAAACCCTGAATACACAACAGTATGGGTTGCTGCAGAACAGTGGGTTCCAGAGTATGCCGAAATGTGTGGAGTTGATTCTTCTAAAATAATTGTAATTGAAACTAGCATTATGGAAGAGGCTTATCAATCTGTGATTGAGTTTGCTAATTCAAAAGCCGTTGATGCAATTGTTATCGATTCGCTACCCGCTCTTTCTCCAATGCCTGAGATGGAAAAGAACATGGATGAAATGACTGTTGGAAGAGGAGCATTGTTAACTAACAAGTTCTTTAGAGTTGTTGGGTCTGCTATGAAAAGAAGTTTAGTTGAAGATGAGCGAGCCGTTTTAGGTTTAATCATCAATCAATACCGCATGAAAATTGGCGTAATGCACGGAGACCCAAGAACAACTCCTGGAGGCGAAGGTAAAAACTACGCATTCTTTACTCGCTCTGAAATTCGTCGTGATGATTGGATTGAAGCAGGAAGCGGTAATGACAAGAAGAGAGTCGGACAAACCATCAAGGTTAGAACCTTAAAGAATAAAACCGCTCCTCCTCAAAGAGTGGCTTATTTTGATTTTTACTTTGATAAAGGTGGAGACTGTGAACCAGGTGAGTACGACTTTGCTAAAGAAATTGCTGCTATGTCAGTTGTTAGTGGCATAATAGAAAGAAAAGGCGGTTGGTACTACTATGGTGACCGTAAATGGCAAGGAACTGAGTCTGTAATCGCTTCTATTCGAGAAGAGATTGAACTAATGGACGATTTAAGAAAGCAGGTAATTACTCTTGGGTAAAGTAAAGGCAAGCATCTACGAAGACACGATTGTAGGTCCCCCTTGGTTCCTATCAATGGAAAATTTTTTAGATATAGTTGTCCCTGTTGTATTACAGAAACAAAGCATGTACACAGGTAAATGGCTAAAAGAACGAGGCCACCCTGAAGATTTAATGATTATTGTGACAGACATAGTAGAAACGGTTGCTTTGACTCTTATGGCTGTTGGGCCAAAACAAGAGTCGCAGTTAGAGAAATGAAATCAGAAGGTCAGAAGCAGTCACAAAAACATGAGAAGCGTCTTGCTAAATTAGTCGACGGTTCTGTTAATGCTGCTTCTGGAGCCTTTTGGTCTAGAAAGGGAGACGTAAGGTCAAAGGACTTGCTGATTGAACACAAGTGGACTGGTAAAAAACAGGTCACTATTAAGTCCGATGTCTTAAAAAAGATTACGAGAGAAGCAATCTTAGATAACCGAATACCCGTACTTGGTTTACACCTAGATGGGGAGAACTACGTGGTTCTCCTTGAAGACGATTACCTAGAAATGAGAGATAACTTATGAACAGGAATTGTCAATGGATGAACAACCGTCTTGGTCGTGGCGATATGAAGCAAGGTGCAAGGGTGTTGCAGACACCGACATCTTCTACCCTCCACGAGATAAAGAACTTTACAAAGTCGTTGCTGATGAAGCCAAGACTTATTGTTTAGGAGAAAATGGAAAAAACCCGTGTCCCGTACGACTTAATTGTCTGTGGGATGCTGTAGAAAGAGAAGAGCCTCATGGAATTTGGGGCGGTCTTTCTCACAGAGAACGGAATGCACAGATACGGAAATGGAAGTTGTCTTACAAAAAGAAGATGACTTTAAAGGAATACATAATGCGATTGGATGACTGGAATGAGTGATTTAAAACGGTTCTTAGATGCTAAGAAGTCTAACCCCAGACTAATTGGCGATATTGAACGTCATCTTTTGGCAAAGACACCAGAAGTTCGTCGAACAGATGTTCTACATCCTTCTGAGATGGCAAAGGCTGACTGGTGCTTGCGTGCTTCTTACTTTGCCTTGTCTGGAGTACCCGTAAAGAAGGACAACCCAAATTTACGACTCCAGTCAATTTTTGATGAGGGGCACTCTATTCATGCTAAATGGCAAAACTGGTTTAATGAAATGGGTGTTCTTCATGGCACTTGGTCATGTGTTGTTTGTACAACCCTTTTTATAGGTACTTCACCTAAACAATGCCCTGGTTGCAATGCCTATTCCTCTTTTTTAACTTATAAAGAGGTGACTTTAATTGACAGTACTCTACGAATTGCTGGTCATTCTGATGGTTGGATAAAAGGTATTGGGGATGATTGTCTTATTGAAATAAAATCAATTGGTGTTGGCACAATTCGCATTGAGGCTCCTGACTTAATAGCCAAAGCAGACGGAGATTTACAAGCAGCATGGCGAAGTATTCGTCGTCCTTTTAGCACTCACGTTATGCAAGGCCAGATTTATCTTGAATTAATGAAGAGAGCAGGTTATGAAGTAAAGGAAATAGTATTTCTGTATGAGTTAAAGGCTGACCAAGATTACAAAGAGTTTGTAATTAAGGCAGACTTTGAATTAGTGGAGAGCAAATTCTTAAAAGCCAAACGAGTCTGTGACGCTGTAGAAGCAGGTATTCCGTTAGAATGCAGCAATAACGGTTCTCTTGGGTGTAAACAGTGTCAACAATTTGAAGGAGTAAAATGAGTTTAAAACTAGGACCAGCATCAGAAGAAGCAATAAACTCTTTATTAGACCAGGGGTTTACCTATGCCCCACAACAGTCTGTGTTTCCTTTAATGCCAAAAGAGTTAACTATTTTAGATAGCGAAGAGTTGAGTGCTTTATTTAGCCAACTTACAGCATGGTCTAACTACGTTGCTACACAACTTTCAGCAGCACAAATTGATGAGCGTGCAGCAGATAGAACCTTAGAGGTTGCTTCCGCAAAGTTAATGGTTAATCGTATGACTCAAAAAATTACGGGTGAACGAATTACGGGAATTAAAGCCGAAGTTTCTATTGACCCTAAGATACTAAAACTAACAGAAGAACTCGATAAAGTTTATGCTTATCGTAAAATGATAGAGTCAATGTTTTATAACCTAGAACGAGACACCGCTTTAGTATCTCGTGAGTTAACTCGACGTGCTTCTGATTTTCGTGCAAACCGAAAGGACAAGTATTCTTCGTGATTATTGGTCTATCAGGATACGCACAGTCTGGTAAAGACACAGTTGCAAATGTTCTTGTCAAAGAGTATGCGTTTGAACGCATTACTTTTGCAGAACCAATTCGTAAAATTCTTTACGCAATTGACCCTAAAATTAACGGTAACCCCCTGGTTGATTTAGTTGATGAGTACGGTTGGGACATTGCTAAGAAAAACCCTGAAGTTCGTGAAATGCTTCAACACCTTGGATATTCTGCTCGTGTACACGTTTATCAAGACATTTGGATTATGGCTGCTTTTAGCAAAATGGTTGAAGGTAAAAACTACGTAATTACAGATGTAAGGTTTCAAAATGAAGCAGAGGTTGTACAAAATCACGGAGGACATATCTGGAGAGTTCAAAGACCAGGAGTTGAAGCCGTAAACGCACATGTTTCCGAATGGGAAATGGACAACTTTAATTTTGACAACATCTTAGTAAATGATGGAAACCTTGAACAACTAGAGTTCTTAGTCAAGAAAACGTATGACAAAACAATTTGATGGTGGATTAGAAGTTGGACAAGAGGTATACGCAGGTATTGACCAATCTTTAACAGGCTTTGCTATTACTTTTTTACAGGCTAATGACCCCAATAAATACACTTCGTGGGTTTACAAGTCTCCGCATTTTGGCGTAGAACGACTAAAAGACATTCAAGAATTTATGCGAGAAGTTTTTTATGAGTATGAAGCACGTGGTGGAAAGGTTCTCGATGTGGCTATGGAGGGTTCTGTTTTACAAAGCCCAGCAGCATTAAAACTTGGAGAGTTAGCGGGAGCAGTAAAGTTAGAACTTCTTTATAACAACGTCTACCCGCTACAAGTTCCTCCCATGACCTTAAAGAAGTTTGCTTCAGGAAAGGGCAACTCTAAAAAGCAGGAGATGCTGCTTCAGATGTACAAGCGTTGGGGGATTGAGTTTAACGATGACAACGCAGCAGACTCTTATGCCCTAGCCAGATTAATTCGTGGGGTGGGTGTAAATGCTGTAGAAAATGCGGTAATTCAGCAAATGAAGGACCCTAAATACAGAGATGAGCCACGTTTAGGCTGATTTATACTGGTTTTGAACCTATGGTTACTAAGTGGTGGGCACACAAAAC